CTTCCACAGTTAATTATTGCGACCTGGTCGAATGCTAGACAAATGGTATACATACTTTTTGAACTAGCTTATATCAATCATCATTTAATATGATATGTAAACTGTATCAATGACAATCAATTGACAACGCCATGATTAAATAAAGTATTGCATTTTAAAAAGATATCAATTAAACTACATTCAAGCCGACCGAATAGGGCGGTATTTATAAACTTTAAAAGGTACATAAACAATGAATTTATACACACTTAAAAACAAAACTACTAACACAATAATTGGCGAGTTTGGAAACTATGACAAGTGCACAAAAGAATTATGGAGATTAGTAGAGTTACAAGGTAACAACGATACATATGCTATTAAAGTAGATGGTAACAGATATGAATTAATCATTAACCAAGGGGTTAAATAATGATTAATTTAAAAGAATATAACGAACGCGAATTATCATTAATCGTATTTAATACAGAATTACTTTATAACTTAATTGATAATCAACCCGCGTTGATAACTAAACTACAATCAAGATATAAATATAGTAAAAAACAGTTATCAATATTATTAAAAGATATCGAAGATTATAAGCTAGAATTTAACCGCTATAAATTCGCAATATAAGTATTAATCTTGTAAGGTCTGATTTTTTCGGGCCTTATGAGATTGTTATTTATTAACAATCATTTTAAAAACCATTAAAGGTATAAATATCATGAAACTTTTAAGCATTGATACGAACGCGAAGACCTCCAAAAATACCAAATACGGCTATTTGACGGGTATTCAATATTTAAGCCCATATAATACAAGCGGGGTTAATCTTTGCCCCATGGCCAAAAAGGCGGGCTGTATAAAATCTTGTCTATATTATTCGGGGCGCGGGAAATTTCAAAATGTACAGCAAGCAAGATTGAACCGAACCAAATTATATTTAACTAATCAGGCCGAATATTTCAATCAATTAATAACTGAAATACAAGCATTAATCAAAAAGGCAGCTAAAAAAGAATTGCGCCCGCTTATACGATTAAATGGGACTTCGGATATTAGATGGGAAAATATCGGTTTTACTTTCGAAGATACATATTATCGTAATATCTTTGAATTTTTCCCCGAAGTTAAATTTATGGATTATACCAAAATCCCAAATAGAGTTGATAGTAAAAACGGGTTAAATGATTTTCCCAGTAATTACGATTTGACATTTTCTTATTCGGGTGCGCCCGCCTTCAAAAAGTACAATCAACGCGCAATTGATAAAGGCGTAAGAATTGCGGTTGTCTTTGATAAGGTTGAGACAATCCCGCTTCAATTTCATGGGCGCAAGGTACTAGGCGGGGATGATAACGACTTAACATTCACAAAGCCTAAAGACTCAATACTTGCATTATATGCAAAGGGCGCAAAGGCCGAAATACAAGCGGGTATTGATACTCAATTTATTCTTACAAAGGGGGTTTAATATGAAATACAGCATACAATTGGAAAAGTTATTTGATGAAGCATATAACCAAATAATGCAAGATGAAAATGATAACCGAAATAATGAAAATTATAAGCTGTTATCACTCAATCAAAAAAGGGAAAAGGCCCTATCAATGGCCGAAATTCAAATAATGAAAATATTAAAAAAGGGGGCTTAATATGAAACATGAAACATATAAGCAAAGCATGAAAAGAATTAATAGAAATCATACTATTATTATAACCATTGCTATGATTAGCCCATTTTTACCCATAGCAATTCTTTATTTTTATGGGGGATAGTATGAAACTATTTTTAATTATAGCCATACCATTTTTATGCATAGCATTGGTTGCATTTTGCGCCATGATACTAGAGCATTATTTTGATAGGGAGGATGACTATAAAAGCAAGATCTACAAGTAGTTAAAGCATTGAAAAAGGGGTTGCCTTAGTATTGGTAACCCTTTTTTTTTGCCTTAGAACGCCTTAAAACGCCTTCAAATATCTCAATGATCGAAATATAACCTTAAATTTAAAAAGAAAAGATAGAGGGTTGAGATACCTATTTCAATGGCCGCAGTAATTAAATTTGCACAAAACGATATCTTTCAGTTATACTTGTATCCAGGTTGAGATACCTATTTTTAAACTTTGAAAAGGAAAAATAAACAATGAAAAATTACAAAGTAACTTATATACCAAGCGTTAACAAAAGACATTGGAAGATTGAAGCCAAGGTCTTGGATATTCTTAAACATCCTGAAAANTACAATTTTACCAAAGACGAATTNAAAGATGATTGGCATCATTACATTAATGTTGATGGCGTTGAATATTTTATCACTCATTGGTGGGATATATGTAACTTAAATGTCTGTATATCAAAACCAAGTTTAGTCTATACATGGAGACAAGGTAACCCTGAGATAGATTTAAGTCATCTTATTTACAGTCCTCAAAAACCCACCACAATTAAAGTTAATAATGANTGGGAGGTAAACAATGAAGGATAATGATGAAATCAAACTAGACATTTTTGCACAAGTCCACGAAGAGTTGTGCAATGATGAGTCTTGCAATTTGCAAGGCGAAGACTTCTATAGAGAAGTGGCAAGACGAACTGAAATTATTTTTAATCAAAGGAGTGAGATCTAATGGATATCAATGAATGGGGCGTATTTATAGACTTTGACACCAATGAAACTTCGCAAACTTATGAGGTGATTCTTAGTGATAAATTAAGAATAGCTATTTATAAAGAGATTGAGGCACTTGAGAAAGATAGTGAACAACTTATTAAAATAAATAATGATAAAGAATGTCCACTATTTTAAATTTTATATATAAAAACAAAGGAGTGAAATCTAATGGATAGTAAAAAATGGTTGGATTTAGTAACAAAGCATTTAGTAGGTCGCAGAATCGTAAAGGTCGAGTGGCTAGAGCCTTCAGAAAGTCAAAGGATACATGGTTGGTACAGTCAGCCATGCGAAATATTTTTAGATGATGGCACTATATTAACCCCAAGCGCAGATGACGAAGGCAATGAAGCGGGCGCAATTTTTACTAACAAGGAAGAGTTGTCATGTATTCCTGTATTTAGGGAGGGTGCATAATGAACGATAATCAAGGTACTAACGAATGTTTCGGGGATGAGGACGACATCCCAATGGATGGGTTTCAACAACAAAAAGAACTAGAGGAGGCGCACCAACATTTTCTCATTAGAGATTTTGGTGAACTCGTGCTAGAACTTGGCTCAACAGCCGTAATAAGTCAATTAGATGATGATGCAAGACAAGAGTTATCAATGGCTTTTAATAACCTAAGAAAAGGAGAGTAAACATGGTAGGAAAAGTCACACCGAACGATCAACTTTCAGCATCCGAAATACCTGTATTGATGGGTGCGAGTAAGTTTAAAACAGTCAACGAACTGTTAAAAGAAAAGATGGATATTATCTCAGGGAAAGAATTACCCTTTATATCTAACGAATCAATGGATTGGGGCAATACCTTGGAGGAGACTATCTTGGTTCAAGCGTGTAAGCGTTTAGGATTAGATGTCAAAGATTTAACCACCAAACATCCTAAGCCTTATTTTCATAAAGACTTGCCATTTGCATGTAGTTTAGATGGTGATGTCAAAGGCAATGATTCAATGATTATGACTGACTTGGATAAAGGTATTATCTGTGTCAATGAGGATGAGATAAGGCTAGAAGGTGTAGGCATTGTAGAAGCCAAACTAACTGCACATGAGGTAGAAAGTGCTGACCAACTGCCACTTTATCGTGGGCCATTACAGCTGCAAATGCAGATGGATACAGTCGGTGCAACTTGGGGTGCAGTGTGTGTCTTGTATCGTGGTACAACGCTACGGACTTTTGTTTACCAAAGGGATGTAGATGTATTGGCTCAAATACATGATGCTATCAATGACTTTCAGCGTAGGTTAGATAAGTATAAAACCAATGATGAGGTTGAATGGTATGACATCAAAACACCATCTGAGGCATCATCTATTTTCGATCANCCTGACAAGGATCAGATNGAGATACCTGAAGCCGAGCATTACGCTGAAAAGATANTTGAATTTAGAGACATGATAAAAGACTTGGAAGAGCAGATTGACTTACATCAGATTCAGATTATGAATTTTATGAGAGACAATCAACATGCTATTTCAGGGCGTTATAAAATCTCATGGCCTGTAATCAATTATAAAGCGCAGCCTGAAAAGATAGTCAAGGCAAAAGAAGCGAGAACTATTCGACAATCTAAACTTCGCATACGCGATAGGGAGTTTTAATTATGGACAACTATGTAGATGATACTCATACTTTTTTAGAAGTGTTGTATCGCAATGTAAAAGATGTAAACAAGAGAGAAGATATTATTAAACTTTATTTTGAGGAGAAGGACAATGACAACAACATCGGAGATTGCTAAGGCATTCGTGTCAGCACAAAAGGAATTTGCCCCTGCATTAAAGAACAGCACCAATCCACACTTTAAAAGTCAGTATGTAGACTTGGCGGGTTGTATTGAAGCGGTACTTGATGCATTACACAATCATGGGTTAGCACTAATACAAAAGACTCATGATGCAGAATCAGGCATCAGGGTTGAGACAATCTTTTTGCATGAGAGTGGCGAAGAGATGTCAGGGGGTGTGATTCATGTACCCGCTGATAAACAAACACCGCAAGGTTATGGCTCGGCCCTAACTTATGCTAGGCGTTATTCGATCATGGCCGCAACAGGTATTGCACCTGAAGATGATGATGGCAACGCGGGGACAAAGTCAATGACTGAAAAGTTAAAGGCGGTAGCCCCTGTAAAAAAGCCATTAGCCTGACTCTTCCAGGCAAAGGAGAGTTAATGTTCCCTGACGAATATAAGTTTACGGATGGGTTCATCGCACTACTCAAGAAGATAGATGGTTCTGCAATAGAGCCAAAGGTAAAGCTTGAAAAGGCTGACCTTTTATTTAAAACTAACAAAGCGGTGTTGGAAAACCGCATATCAAAGTTTAAATTGTCAGACATTAAACAATCAATGGATGATCTTTTTAACAAGCATAGGGATTAGTTATGGATTCAACACAAGGCGCATTTAACTACGAAACTGACCCTGAATGCGTAAGAAAAACTTATTCTAAGAGTTACAGTTTAGATAATTGGCAAGGTAAATTGTTGCTAGGTATTTTAGAAAATGCAGTTGTAGAATACTTAGCTGCAAATATTTCAGATAAATTACGCAAAGATGCAGAGCGATTTTTATTTGTAGATAATTTAATCTTTGATATTTGTTTGGATATTCTTAAACATGAAAAATGTACATTCAGGTCAAGAATTTTAGAAATGCGAGATAACAACTTTAACTTTCGTAGAAAAATATTACATACAAGGAGAACAAAATCATGACAAATCAAGAAACAAGATTATTACATTACCTAGAATCAAACAAAAAGATTAGTCCGATGGAAGCTTGGACTGAACTTGGTATTTATAGATTGAGTGATGTGGTATTTAAGTTAAGAAATAAAAACTACGAGATCGAAACCGAAAGAAAGTCAGTATTAAATCGGTTTGATGAGCCATGTAGTTTTGCAGAATACAAACTATTATCTGAATAAGGAGAAAAACGATGGAAAAAGTTTATGATATATGGATTGATTTAAATAAAGAGTTAATAACTGTAAAAGCAGAAAACTTGAAAGAAGCTTTACAAGAAACAAAAAAAGAATTAAATAAAATGATTGATAGCATTAGTGAACAAGACCTCAAGAAAGAAATAGATACCGATAGGGGGTTGTATTATTATCAATTTAAAGAGAAAGAGGAAGGTACATATAACAACACAGATATTGTCATATATGACGCTTTAGATTATTCATATGTGGAGGGTAAAAAATATGATGGTTTTGGAAACTATGATTTGTTAAATTGGGATAGACCTGAAATAAAACATCTTGTAACTCATGGTCTTTGTTGGTGTTGTGATTTCATAATGCCGAAGAAAAATATAAAAGCTAATATAGAAAAGATATGTAAAGAGAAAAATTTAAACCACGAGTATATTGAAGACATCCTTCCTATTTGTAATAAATGTATTGATGATGAAGCATATATGGGTGAGTACAACAGAATTAAAGAAATTGAAGAAGAATTTAGTTAGTAAAACACGCTAATACTGTCAGGAGTTGTCACAAGAGTCGTGGTAAATACTTCTATATAATCTGATACTAACCCCTAGGTACACATAAGAAAGGCTTACCACGAGCCTTACACGAGGTCGTTTTTAGTGGACTGACTTCATTTTAGGTTCAACAAGATATAAATCTGCACCTTCGCAATGAATCAGTAAATAATCATCTTCTTCTTGGGAAAAACAGATTTTGATCATAGATTGTGTATCATCTTCTAACAATTCTACATTCCAAATCTTTCTCCCGATCAACTTATCTAAAGTTTCAGCTTGTTCTGCATCAGCCTCGGAAGTAAACTCTACATCTAAACTATCGTCCCTGTCCATCGGCCTCCATCCTTTAACACCATCGGCATTAGTTTGGGTTGTCCATCCAAAATTATTCCGCAGCCGATTACAAATCTCGATTTAAAATTCTTTGCATATTCAAACGCGAGTTCTTTTTGATTGATGAGACATCCTGTTTGTAATCCCCATACTAATTTGTCAGGGTTAGAATAATAACTAATACTAAATTTAGAATGATAGTGTCCCTGAACAGAACTCATACCATATTGCTGCGCCACTTTCATGACATCAGCCGACATGCCATGAGTAAAGAAGCATCTTTGACCATCAGATAGAGTTATCTTTAAATCATCTACCCATTGCCAATCATCTCCGACCTCTAAAAATTCGTTGTAAGATTTCAGATACTCTAGGCTCAATCCATGAGCGACTGCCTTACGATAAACTAATGATGAATGATTGGAGTGTACTAGGATCATCCTAGGAAAAATTTTCTCTAGCTCTTTAACATACACTCTAGCTGCACGCAACTCATCGCCTGGAGACTTTAGATCTGGATGGTGATTGTGGAAACTAATAGAGTGTTGATCTATCTCATCACCTATATTAACCACGAGGTCTGGCTTGTATTTTTTCTTGAGTGCTACTAAGAATTTAAATGCATCAGGATGATGGTAAGGTATGTGTAGATCAGATATGACCAATACAGATTTATAATTACTCATTGTATAAGAATAACATATGTTGTTGATTTATCAAGGGTTTACTCGTACAGCAACACTCCACTCTTACCTATCCTCATCATTTGTCTACGAGGTTTCTCTCCCTGTTTTGGAAAAGCAATATGAATCCATCTTCCAAATTCAATAATCAATTGATCGAACTGTATAGAGCTATCAGCTAATGTTCTCATCACCTCATGAACATTGCCAAAGCTAGGACAAATAAAGTCTGCGGCTAATCCTAAAATGTGATAACTAGTGTCTTTAGATTTTAACGCACGATTCAATTCTAGGCATCTAAATCCTGATGATATCAATATAGGACTGCTATCTAGTTTAGTTCGGACTTGCTCCAATCCTTCTGCTAAAATTTCTAGGTTAGCAATCTCTTCTGCCAAGGGAGTGTTATCTATATCTAATCTTGTGGCTGTATTGGAATGAGTTATCTCGGCTAAGGTAAAGTGAGGTGATGCCCATGTCATGTAGCTATGCCTTTTAGTTTCTCAAATGTACGAAGTCCAGACATTCCGAGCAAAGCAAAAGTTAATTCTAATAAAATTTCATTGTCAATAGTAGGAATAGGAGTTATTACACCATCTAGTCCATCTATGTAAACTGCAAAAGGATGCCCAACAAAAAGCCAAAACACACCAAAGGCACATGACCACCCTATCATAGGTCGCCATCCAGCAACAAACAATGATCTGTGTCCAGCCTCTACTTTGTTAATTTCTGTTTGTGCTAGTAGTAATTCATTAGCATTTTCAACAAGAGACTTCTCTATCTCTCTTTTTGCTTTTTGATTAGCATTCTTATCAGGTATTACTCGATCTAAAACATTTCCAATCAGTGGTAATAAAGCTTGTATCATGTATTAGTCCATCCATATAACAAACATAAAATAATAGGGCTTACTGGTAAAGCCAACAACAAGCCAAGCGTATACATAAGTGGCTTGCTAAATATTTTCTTAAAGTAAAGCATTGCAATACATAAACAAAAGTAATAATCCTAAAATTATTGTTAATATTTCATCGTTCAAATTTTCCACCCTTGAGAGGTAGCCCACAAGTAAACTAATGCAACTAGCATTAAAGCAAATATTCCACGAAGAGAGAACTTTCCAAATTCAGAGAACTTGTCATTCAGCCATTCAGATAAACCTTCCTTGATTGCTTTCTTTTGCTCTTCTTGATTCATATCTTAGTTACCTTGTCTAAAGCGTTGTTAATTTTTTTCTCTATAGCAGGTAGTAATCTAATACCTGAGTACCCTATAATAAATGCAATAGCAGGCCCAAAGCTTGGATGTAATGCAAATGATTCTATCAGTGGTGGTACAAAAAATTTTGCTGAGATTAATGCAATAACTATATTTAAGAATAACTCAGATCTAGCACGCTTACGCTGAACTAACCAATTAATATGACCGCCACGAGGTTTCTTACCTAATAGCTTTTTAGTGTTATAGTGACATAACCCTCCAGCTATTGATGCTAATACAACAAGCCAGTCCATTATTCAGGCTTTGGATATTTGTCTTTGATTGCTTTTATATCTGCTTTCCAAACATCGATCCCGTTGTGGTATATGTTATCTAGTTGTTCGTTCCATGATGGATATTCAGCTACTCTTTCATATTTGTAAACTTCTGGGTCTACCCAAGCATTTACTAGAGCTTGGTCTATTTCTACTTTGTTGTTATCTTTATCCAAAGCACCTGCTGTATCATCAACAGTAACTACACTTGGATATAAGTTTAGTATTGCTTTATGTGTATCAACCATTATCCTGCTACCTCCATTGCTGTTATTGTTGAAGCTGTACGAGAAATAAATGCAGAATTAGCATCACTACTAGACCTATTAACATAAACAGTTCCACTACCTGATGAATAAAATTGTCCAGCACCTATTTTATAAGTTTGTGCAGATGTAGAAGATGGTGAATGTAAAAAATTAATAGCCGTAGGAAATACTTGATATTGGTCGTTACCATCTGAACTATTTGCTATACCAGCTGAAATTTGTAATCTAGAGCCTGAAGAATCTCCAATACAAAGAGCAGTTGAACCATTGTATAAAACTACACCTGTGTATCTTTGACTCGCACCTAAATTTATATTAGCTAATACTAAAATTTTACTAGATGTAGCTGAAGGAGTAATGCTTATACTTAATCCAACAACATCTGTTAATGGCAATCCTCTTGCTGTTATAGATTGTGTATCAGTTTTTGTAGCTGAAATAACTTGCAGTATTTTACCACCACTAGGGGCTGCCCAAGCATAATCACCTCTTAAAAAAGTAGAACTTGATGGTGATCCAGTAGCTTCTACCTTACTAACACCTTCTGTTCCTTTAATTGTAACTGCCATTATTCATCTCCCTTCGGATACTTTGCTTTGACTTCTTTTATATGATCAAGCCATGTTTCTGTACCATCTTGTACATCATGGTATTGCATATCTAATTGTTCAGCTACTGGTTTGTATTCTTGTTGTCTTTGTTCTTTGTATGCGTTCTTTGCTATCTCTGTTTCAACAGCAGTGTTGTCGTAAGTTACTTCTTTATCATCTTTATCATATGCTACATCACCACGAATAGTAAAAACATTAGTATATAGTTTCAATATTGCATCATGTTTGTCCATTATCCTGCTACCTCCATCAGCGTTATAAATCCATCTACATTAGCAACATTAGCTTTTGAAGTTTGTCCACTTACACTTGATTTAAATCCTAATGTATATGTTGTTGCTGATGTTGTACTTGGAGAATCAAGAAAAGAATTAACCATATCTGATGGTTCATTGTTTGATGCGTTATATTTAGTTGAGGCATTACCTGTTAGATTAGTGCCTGATACTGTTCCTCTATATATAGCTGTTAAACAATCTGTACCTGAGCTTCCCTGTGCTGTTGTTTTAGTTAAAATATATATTTTACTTGATGTGCTTGATGGAGTAATTGCTGCTGTTATCCCTGTAGTTACATGTGTTGTGGATGTTGTAGATACAAGCGTAGAAACTATAACATGTACTACTTGTAGTATATTTCCTGTTTTAGGTGCAGTATCTGTTAGCACTGTTCCTGTGCTTGCAGGTAATGTTATTGTATTTGTTCCTGCTACTGCTGGTGCTGCAACTGTAATAGCTCCAGAGGTGTTTCCTGTTAATACTATATTAGCCATTAGATAGATACTCCTTTTAGTTCTTCAACAGTTGTCATACTATCTACTTGGTTAGTAACATCGCGTAGTCTTTGCTTTTCTGCAACAATAGCAGATGTATCTACACCTTGTTCTTGAGCTTGCATAAACAATAAGTCTTGTGCTTCAAGTAAAGGCTTTCGTTCTTCTCTTAACCTATCCTTTGTAATATCTTTAGCTTTTGCTATATCTATTTTTATTCCCATGTCCACGCATCCCTAAAAGTTCTATCAGTTGGTATGTCTGCTACATCTACAATGTTATATTCCTTACCTGTTGGTACATCTTTAACTGCAATCTGTTCTACAGTTAATCCGCATTCATCGGTAGGCACTATAACAGCGACTGTCCCATCATCTTGTGTATATATTATTCTTTTTTCCATAATTATTCCTTATCTAAATACTGATACATAAGCATAGTCTGTATCTCCTTTTGTACCTGCATAATTTTGATTTTGCGTTCTAAAAGCAGAAGTTGTTTGAGAAAATGCGCCTACATACCCACCATTAAGTAGTGTAAGTGCGCCACTAGCGTTTACTGGCCTGTTTGAGCAAGATACTGCATAATTAGCATCAGCCATTGCGGTTGTAAAATTAATAGTGTAATCTCCAGTACCATTATCCGTAATACTACTTACATTGCCGCTAGCTCTAATAGCAACTGTACCTGTACCATTAAAGTTAACCCATGCTCTTGCACTGTAACTAGGAGCTGAACCACTTGATGTTGATAAAGAAGCTGGTGATGGTATTGCTGTTAATTGAGAGGCATCCCCTGTAAGTCCTGTAGCATTAACTCCTGCTTTAGTAACACCACCTGATTGAAACTCAATAAGACCACTGGTATCAGAGGTTAGCTTTAGTCCTGCACTTGTGTCTGCATTAATTATTGTAGCCATATTATAATATCACCCATCGTTGTCCAGAAGGAACAGTAACTGTCTTTGTGGCTGCTATAGTTATAGGCCCTACTGACATGCCATTCGATCCTGTAGTTAAAGTATAGTTATCTGTAATATCGTCTGTGTTCTCATAGATAGCACCACCTGCTGATGCACCACCCCCAATAGAACCCCATGCTCCTGCGGCATATCCCTCAAACTCACTGAGAGTAGAGTTGTATCTAAACATACCATTTGCTGGAGATCCATCTCTTTGTGCAGTTGTTCCATTTGGCACTGTCGCTGATGCTGTTGTTCCTGTCTGAGCTACATAAGCTGTAGCTGCTGTTGTTGCAACAGTTCCTAATCCAAGGTTACTCCTAGCTGTAGTTGCACTTGCAACATCAGATAAGTTATTAGCAGAAGTAAGTAATCCAGCAGTTGATANGGCTGTTACTTGCCAAGCCGATCCATTGTATATTCTTGTTTCATTAGATCCAGTATTAAAGTACCAATCACCTGCGGTAACTGCATCACCATTATTATCTACTGTTGGGTTAGATGATTGTGCGCCAAGATAAAATGAATCTATACTATCTTTAGTTGCGGCTGCGGCAGCAGCACTTGCGGCAGATGCAGTCGCTGAACTAGCAGATGCGGTAGCCGATGTAGCGGAAGCAGTTGCAGAAGTTGCAGCGGCAGAGGCTGATGTACTTGCCTCACTTGCTTTAGTCGTAGCAGTTGATGCTGATGTACTTGCTTCACTTGCTTTCGTTGTTGCAGTTGATGCTGAAGAGGTAGCTGATGATGCTGAACTGGTCGCACTGGTTGCTGATGAAGCGGCTGATGTTGCGCTAGAGGCAGCGGCAGTTGCAGAAGTGCTTGCTTCTGATGCTTTAGTTGTTGCTGTACTTGCAGAGCTTGTTGCTGAAGTAGCAGAGGATGCTGCGCCAGTTGCCGATGTAGCCGCTTCTCCAGCTTTTGTGGTGGCAGTTGTAGCAGAAGTTCCAGCACTGGTAGCACTCGTAGCCGCAGCCGTAGCACTTGATGCCGCAGCAGTTGCGCTAGCCGCAGCAGCAGTTGCACTTGCTCCAGCCGTAGCTGCATCTACAATTAAATCCCATTTAGCTGCATCAGTATTCGTTGTTAATGGTTGTGAACCACTCGATGTATGAGCAGTGTTAGCCATGAATATATTGCTAGTTGATGTATCTTTTACTAAGTCACGCTTGTTGTATGTTGTACTTGCTGCCCAATCACCACGATAGTCACCAATCAATTCACCAATAACAGGATTACCTGTAGAATCAAATGCTAGTGTTTTGTTAGCTCGTGTTGTATTGTCAGGCAACTCCATGTTGACTGTAGTAGGATCTGTGTTTGGCGCACGAAGTGATCGATTAGATTGTTCTAAGTTTTGTTGGGTAAAGATAGTAAGACTGTCTAGCTCATCATTCAGTGATGCAGCAAAGAGTGGGCCACCTGTCGTAAAGTCAGTAGTCCTTTGTATGGTTCTATCACCAACAATAGTTATTCGATCACTAGCACCTGGTGTACTCGGAACTCTTGCACTACCACCTACAACAATAGTTACACTACCTGTACCATCAGCACTAATAGCTACTGTATAATCAGTAGTTAGTGTTAGTTCTGTATCATTAAAGTATACGGCTAGATCAGTATTTACTAATATGTTAAACGCATAAGCATACGGGCCAGTGCCTGCTGAACCAGTATAGACGATACGCCTTGTTGTTGCTGAAATGTCAATTGCCATAATTTATAATCCTCTGCCTTATTTTACCTATAATATTTATTAAATTCTACTAAATGATATCTCTTATATTATTTATCTTACTAACTTGGAAGGAGGCGTTAATAAGTATTCTTGATCATATTCTCTTTTCATTCTCTTTTCTACTCTTCTTAATACCCCAGGACTCATATACTCCATCATCTGATGTCCGATTAAATAATCAAACGCTGCCTTAGCATAAAATATATTTAGAAATGGTATATTTCCTAAAGTAGTTCTGTATCCAATTCTTTTAGCAGCATCAACATTTCCTGAGCTTAGTTCAGTTATAACTTGAAGATAGTCGAATGCACTTAAAGGTACAGGCCCTAATAAAGCCCCCGCTTTTTCTAAGCCAGATCTAGTCTGCTGAAATAATACATCAGCATAAATACCTAACCCTCCGCCTTGTACAAAAGCTGCAAGAAATGTTTTAAAAAATTGCTCTGGATTATTTACAAGGTCTAAAGTTCTAGGTTCTCTTCCTTTTAAAATATCTTTAGCAGTCATAGCCACATAACCCATTATTGTTGAAGCTGCTATTAAACTTGCCATTCCCTCAAGTCCTCTAGCCGTTTGTCCTGCATGGATAAAAGATTTTTCTCTACCTAAAGTCTTCATAATAATAGATACTGGAAATGCTTTAAACTGTGCTATAAATCTTATAGCCTCTCCCATGAATGTACCAGCTATAGAGCTTCTTGTTAGCTCTGCTTTTACTCTAGCATCAGGCTCAATAACAGCGTAAGTTGCTCTATCTAATAACATACCTGATACAGAAGTTCTAAAACTATCCTTAATGTTTCTTAATTCCCTTGCGCTTGGGTTATCTAATCCAGATATTAGTTTAGCTTCTATATCTGAAATATTATCTAAAGTTGAAAGATCAAGAAACTCTGTTCCATCATCAGCTTTTTTCATAGCTGTTCTTCTAATAATATTCCATGTTGTAGAGTTAATATCATACTGCTTAAATAAAGTTCTTAATCCAGGATCTAACTTATCAAATGTTAAGTTTTTGTTTTGAGCAATGTTATTAGCCATCCCTAATACAGCACTCTCTTTTAGATTGTTTGTCCACCAAGAAAGTAAGTTGTATTTAAAGAATGTTCTTTGAGCGTTAGTCCATTTTCTTGGCATATTGTCACCAACTTGAAACCTACCTGCGGTATCGTAAGTGCTATTGTCAAACATTACACCTATTACTTTAGCAATATTTTTTTTTTCTTTTGTATTCTTACGCCTAAGTAATGATCCAGTTGCTTCAGCCATTGAGCCAAAAAATGACCTACCTTGATACCTCATCTCTCCAGCATACTGAGCAATATCTGCCACCGCTGCTATTGTTGCCCCACCTAGCTTTGCCATACTAGCAATAGAACGAAGAATAGCACTGTATTTTGCAGCAGTATAACTGCCTGTTTCGTATACTCGACCAGTCACTACATCTAAAAATTTTTGTAATGAATCTTCACTTATTCTTCCAGGATCTCCTAAATCCGTAGCTATACGATTACCAACGGCTTTAACTATTTTTTTATAAGTATCTTCAGGTTTTGTTCCTAATGTATCCATAATGCCTATATTACGACCAGCACTTGTAAGGCCTGCGTAATAAGATTCAGAAAGACTTCCCATACCAAATTTACTATTGTAATCAAACCAAGAGTCAGAGTTTTTAAAATGCAATACTCTTTTCATTTGTGATGATTTACTCATGTCTTTTGATGACTTAGCATTAAATGCAAAATCTGCACCATCTGATTTTAAGTTTTGATTTTTCACCAAAGAACTATATGCATACACCATAAATTGATCAATGTCATTTACATTGGCAAAAGTTTTTTCCTCATCTAGCAAAGGCATTACATACTTTTTCCAAGCATTAAAATTTCTGTTGTAGTTTTTATTCCAAGGCATTGCGCCTTCTAATTTCTCATCATATGTTGTTTCTGTATCTTTTAATATGTCAGCTGCGTTTCTTACTCTATGTGGATCATGTGATTGTCTAACTATATATCCCCAAATTTTGCCAATGTTAGCACCTCGATCATTAAGATTTAATCTCATTGATTCAGAGTTTTCATGCATAAGCGTGCCAACTTTAACAATCTTTTTGTTTTTTTCTGTTAATACAACTTTAGCTTTAGGTTTGTTTAATTCTGCTTCAGGCTGCTCTCCTAATTCTTGTAACACTTTAGCAATTCTTTTTTGTACGCCATCATCAGCAGTGTGAAAAAATTCTGATACACCATTCTTTTCCAAAAGAAGTTGAAATCCATTAATAGCATTATTAACTGCTGAGTGTTGTTGCACTGCTACAGATGCTCTTGCTCCTATTTTTTGCCTATTAGACCCTACCAATATAGCTATTAATCCTTCTTGTGGATTTTCTGGAAACTCTCTTAAAACATAATCAACTAATTTTCTTCCTTTGATTTCATTTTCAATAGCGTTTCTTTTATTAATCTTTCTTTGTAACAGAATCTGTGCTTGAGCTTCTTGAGCCACTTCATCTACTTCAATGTCATCCATTTTTTGAAGTTTTAATTCTGCCTTAGCTTTTTGTATTGTGTCCATTATTTCTATGTGATCTGCAAACTCAACAGAGGAGTTAGACAGCATAGTATTAAGTCTGACTAGACACTTATCTTTTTGATTTTTTGTTGCCATTAATTATTTCCCATTCATACAGTTAATTGCATCTACAATTGCTTCTTTCATTTCTTTAGGTTTTGTGTTTATTTCATCTAATTGTTTTGTAAGAAAATCTATTTCTTCTGCATCTCCATCAAATTCCTTATCTCGACCTTCCTGTCTCAATGTATCTAACCTTCCTTGAAATTCAATTAGCTCATCATCAATTGATAAATCTTTTTTAGGTTCTATTGTAGGTTTAGGATCTGGAACATTAGGATTTGTAGGGGGATTTTTATTATCAGATACTTCTTTAAGAACAGGATCTGCATTTACAATTGGCGTTACATCAACTGGCTTATCTTGTAAAATATCATTAAGCGATTTCTTTAGCAATGCATCTTGTGTCTTAGGACTGGTTTCTTGCAGCCCATTAAAAAGACGCTTTTTTTCTAAAATTAAATTGTATGTTTCAGGATCTTCTGTTTTTAGCTTATCCATTGGTGTAGGCTTTTTGCCTGCTTTTAGTTCTGTAGGAGTAGACTCTTTAAAATATTCTGCGTATAAATTAATATCAGGATCACCTAATTCATCTTTCATCCCAAGTTCTTTTCTACCTTTAATTATTTTACGCTTTTGTGTAGAAGTTGTTGCTATATCTCTTACCTTTCCAGCCCCAACATGAAGACCTCCACCCATAATAGAGCCAAAAGAAATGTTCATAAAACTATCTACCAATCCATATTCGGCTTGTAATTGATTAGCAGAAGCCATAACAATAGGTTCTACTAAAGCTGCACCTACCGCACCTTCAGTTAATCCTTTTTTTAACCTTGTTTTTGACATTGCACTAAAATATTTACTGTCTTTTGCACGAGACAATTGTTTTAAATACCTCATTTGCCCATAAACAGGAACAAAAGATGCAGCTAAATTAACAGGATCAAAAATACTTACCCCTAATCCCACGCCAAAACTAGCAGCTCCTTGAAGAAAGCCTCCTTCACCTCTATTGATAATATCTAATCTTTCTAGCTCTTTTTCTTTTTCTCTAACCATAATATCAACAACAGATTGATACTCGTCTTCTTCAAAAAATAAACCTAAATTAGAATATTCTTTGTTTAAATCGTCTCTTCCAATTCTTTCAACTTCAGCTTCCTTATCTTGTCTTCTAGCTGCATTTAATTCAGATAAATCAACTAATGATTGAAGTGGATTTCTTGCCCAATTATCTGAAGCAACTGCTCCCATAACTTCGCCAAAAGTAGATTGATATAAGTCATACCCTCTACGCTGACCTCTGTTAGATCTATTTTCTTCTGCATCTAATCCATAGAAATTCATGTTACCCATTAGTTACCTTGTTGTCCCTTTTTCAGTATTTTATCTCTTCTTTTTTGAATTGTGTTTTTTGTTATCTCTATAGGCATGCCACCACTATTAGGTAATGTATAACTAGTATCATCAAATTGTAAAAATAATTTTTCGCCTTTATAATTTTGTATAGGTGTAAATCCAGCTATAGGTAACTCAATACCAAACACTAAACCTTTACCATCTAATGAATTTTGCCACATTCCAAATCTTTCTAAATTTTGATAAAACTTAGTTCTTTCTTGTTCAGAAGCTACTTCATCAAAGTCACTGCCAAAGGGAACTGGGTCAAAAGACAATAAATAATTTTCTTGTATTGAATAAGCTTTGTCTTGAATAATATCTTGTAAAACTGGATTATTGTTATATCTAGCAGGAATGTAATAACCATCTTTAGTAACATTGTAACCTTCATTTATTAAGTCTGTTACTTTAGTAACAGCTGCATCATAATCATTTCCATTTCGTTGCATTTCACTAACTACCAAATAAGACAAATCTTCTGTCATTGAATTTAAATAAGATACTACACTTGTGTTATCAAACCCACTTTGGCTTTTAACGCTATCTGTAAAAGTTAATATTTCTGCTGCAACATCTTGCCTAATTTTTTTAATACTCATATCTTCATTATTATCAACTAAAGCTTGCTCTAGTTCTTTTTTCTTGCCTGGAGTTTCTAAACTTACAAATTGCTCAGTAACAGTAGCATCGTTAAAATAAGATGCCATTTGAGCAGATGAAGGTAATCCAGCTTCACTTAGCTGTAACATTGCTGCTTGACTATCATCACCAAAAACATCATCTAATACCCTTAGCATAGCTATCTTTTGCTCTCCATTACCCTTCATATATTGATTTAAAAAACCAGAGACTTCTTCGTTTGTTAAGATAAAATTAGAATACATAGATTTAGACATGCCATACAATGGCCCTTGTGTATCCATTGTTTTTCTTCTTCTTTCTATTTGTTCTGATGCATTTTCAGAAAATAAATCTATAGGCTCAAAATCCCCAACTCTTTGAGTTACTATTGCCGTAGGATCTATTTTTAACCCATCTTGAATATTTTTTACATATCCATTAAGTAAAGCCATATCTGCTAATTCTTCTGGACTTTCTGAAGTTTTTGTGTTGATTCTGTCTATTAAGTTTTGATTGTTTTCAGCAACTAAATCTGTGTATGGTCTCTTATTATAAGTAGTTAAATTTGCTGAAAATCTTTGCAATGCTTGAAAATCAACAAAATCTTGTGATTCAGGATCTTGATTGATTAACATTGAAATTTCGTTTAATGTTTCAATAGGAACAGGTTGAAATGTATTAATGTAAGAATCACCTCTTTTTAATAATTTTTTTACTTTTGTAGTATTTGCTGCTAAACCTGAATTTGCAATTGCTAACTCATCTCTAAGTAAAGATTTAAAAGACTTTTGTTCTTCAATATTCATATCGTGATAATATTTTGCTAAATTTTGCTTATCTGCTGTCAGTACATTTCCTGAGTAAGCTTTATTAAAATCTATCTTTGTATTATCATATTTCTCTAAATCATTAATAGCTTCGTTAATATTAAATCCTGTATATATTTCTGAAGCATCTTTAGCAACATGAAGGGTATGTTGTTCGTCTAATGCCTTTTTAAAAATTTGTGAATATTTTTCTTGCTCTCTAGTCATACTTAAAGAAGTATCAATCGTTGTTTTTAATACTGTATCTTTATACTTTTGTATTATTTTAGGATCAGAATCTGGATAAATACTTAAAAACTTACTAAAATTATCTATCCCTTGTTTCATTGTTACAGATGCGTTTGCGACAGCTTTTTCTTCTTCTTTATTTTTAAATATTTTTATGCCATTTTGTAAAGCTACATGAGCATTAGCAGTTGCATTAGACCCAAAAGATTGAGCCATTACTGGATCTATGTTTGCAAAAAATTCTATTTGAGCTTGAATAGGCTCTTTTAGTTTAGCAAGCATTTCTTCTGAGTTTGTTAACTCGCCTTTTCTTACTTGCTCTAAAACATTAATATTATGTTGTGCTAGCTCAATATTTAATTCACCAGCAACTTGTTGACCTATTACTTTAGTTATAGCTTCATTGTAAGCAGTACCGCCTTTTAAGTAACTTTCTACTGGATTGCCACCAGTATCCATAGCTTGATCTAATTGTTCAGCAGTAATTGGGTTTCTTATTGCATCTTCAACAGCTTTATCTGTAGCGTACTCAACTGCTTTTGCTTGAAACTCTGTTTTTGCAGTATCTAAAAATTTATTAATACGCTCACTTGTAATATTTTCTTGTGTAATAACAACATCCGTTATTCCAGCAATACCTTCGTATGTTGGAGTCATTCTTTCATATTTAGGTAGTTGAGCCATTATACTGTTACCCCTGGTACTCTTGATTCTTCAAATAGCTTTGCTGCGCTTCCAATATATCCTAAAGCCTCTACCTTTGATCCAAATGCAGCTGAGTCACCCGCAGCTCTCAACAATGATGATTCAGCATCAGCAAAGTTATCATTATTTAGTTGGTTAAATTCTGCCATCTGTAAATCACTTATATATTCTTTTTCGTTTTCTTTCATAATTAATTTAACTGAGCCATCTAAACCATTGACTCCACCTGCATATCCAGCCGCAAGAGCAGAGGCATTAACAGCCATCAATCTTCTTGCTTTTTCATTAGCATCATTAATATAATTAAGTTTGTTTATTTCATTTTTAGCTTGTATTTGTTGAGCTTGTAAATCGTATTGACTTTGCATTAGATTGCCTTGAGATAAAGCACCTATTCCTTGCAATACAGAAGTTCCTGTTGAAAGCATTTGAAACGGAGTCATAGATGATAATGCACTTGAAAAACCAGCAAGTAATCCACCACCACCAGCAGGCATAAAATTAGCTGTCATTGTTTTTCCAAGTCCAGGGCTAATTCCTGATGTACCTCCTGTTGCATACATTGCTGCAGCGCCTATTGCTAAAGGTACTGCTACTTTAACTGCTCCGCTCATATTTTATGTTCCTTGATAAACCGATATTTTATATTCTAAACCCAATAAAGTAAGCTTTAATGGCGCACTCTGTGTTACAGTAATTTGTCCACTATTGCTATACCCAAGTATACCATGTAGGACTTTAGTGCCTGTAAACTCTGCTACTGCTGTATCTAATGCTCCAGATCCTAAACTTCTTATTGGAACTAAATTATTATTAATTACTATGTTCTGTGTTTCAAACAATAAAGCATTGACTTCTACTATGCGTTTTTTAAACCCAATTCTTGTACCTGATTGCATCTTAGTTTCTAATGGCATAGTTTTTATCTCTACACTAATAGGTAATCCACACTCTGAACTTGCAGTTGGTGGATTAGTAAAGGTAATTGTACCTCCTGATGGCACTGTTTGATTTAACTCTACATATCCATCTGAAATACAATTAACTGTTTGTCCACCTAAATGAGCCATATTAGCAGTTGCAGATGTTGTCCCTATCACACCACAATCAGTTAAAGAATTATCATCAAATACTTCTACATAATATTTATCTGAGCCACTATCTGTTCTTTTAACAACTGTATATATGTCTGTAATGTCTACACCTACATCTATAAACGATCCTGTTGTTGTAAACTCAGATGCTGCTATAACATTTTGTGATTGCAATAATGAGTAAGCAGTTATACTTCCATCAGCAGAATTAGTAAATAATAATAAATCGTTTTCATCAGTAGCTACTGCACGCCTAATATCCATGTTAGTAGGTGTTTTTAATAAATGACCGCTTAACAATGATATTTTAGATGTTTGGTAAGATAATGTAGTATCTGAATAATTAATAGTAGATAATGCTTTACCTTGTCTTTGTATAAATAATATACCTGATTCTAATTGTTTTACTCGTATACCTTCTTTTGAGCCATTACGAGAAGTAGTAGATAAGAAAAAGTTAGATGGTGTTATAGCTGATATATTGTCTTGGATAACAGCAAACTCACCACCAGTAGTAAAGATTTGTAAATCCCTACCAGAGATAATATCCGTAATAGCATTAAAAGTATTGGTGTCCAAGGTAGCTTCCACTGCATCATCATCTAGTCCTTCTACTGCTTCAAAATCAAAAAATAATGCTACTTTCGATCCCCATATTGTTGATGGCCTTGACTTACTACCACCAAAATATAATCGTCCTTGATGAAAGGTAACTGTTCTTGGGTATCCTTTTGTTGCTGACCATACATCTTCATAACCTGTTTCTAGTTCCCAATCAGCATTAGCTATAACAGATGTATCAAAGAATGGAAACTCTGTTACAACATTAACTACTTTGTTAGTTGTTACTTCTACAATTCTTGCACGACCTTGTGGAGTAACATTAATATATTGCCCAACATGAGCAGCTGTAAATATAGCATTTTGTGCAGTTAAAGTTACTTTTCCTGAAACATCACTAGGAGTTAAAGTTCCAGCAGAGCTAGTATTAAATATAACAATAGTAAATGCGTATTTAGGAATAGAATCAAATGATATAGTGCTAACAGTCCAATCAGTATCTGATGCGCCACGAACTATTTTTCTAGGTGCTAAATCTGGATGAACAATAATTAATGTATCAGCAGATTGTGTCCAACACATCTTATCTAAAAAAGCGCTAGTAATTCCTGTACTAGATTCTGTATGTACTAATGCTGTGTTTTTATATACAAACATAGTGTTGTTTGTAAAACACAACATATAACTATCATTTACAGAAAACTCAAACGCTACTAATCGAACGCCACTTGCTGGGCTTCCTATAAGTTCATTTATAAATTTAGTTCCAGGTCTACGAGTAACGCCACCTTGTGGCTGACATATAACATTCTTTGCTGTTTCTAATGCATTGCTATAAGATTCTATATCTATTCTAGCTCTGACAAGAGGATCTAACTCTCCAGAAGTAAAGTTAGTTTGCATGCTAACAAAACGAGCCACTAGTACCTCACATCAATGAGTGTAAAGTCTTGTATTCCGTTTGTTGGTTGACCTTGCCCATCTATGTTCATAGCTTGGCGCATGTAACCACCACGACCATTTTCTGATGGAGTGCCTTGTGCTACTGCTCTCCAATAATCAGTCTTTTCTAATTGGTCTGTAATAGGCATTGCTAAGTGCCATGCTAGTTGATACTTCATGTTTTGCACAAAGTAATGTGGCATTTCATATTCTTCTACTGCATATTGATAATCAACATACACTGCTTCATAGTTAGATAATAACTTACCACCAACTAATCTATATTCTCTTTGTGGCACTGATCCCTGTGTACTACTGATGAACACCTTTCTTGGTGTACCTATCATATCAGAAGGTAGTGCATATTCGTATTTGTATTCAGTTGTAGGTGTCGTAATTAATCTAGCTAACTGAACTTTCTTAAATGAAAAAGACCAAGGATAACTTGCTAGTGTCTTAATCTTAATATCTTTATATAAACTGTCGCATATGTTAGCCTCGTCCGTACCTTCAGTAAACGATGATATAGGACTTGCTCCAAGCATTAATAATGCATCAGAACAAATTGATAATGAGGTGTCTCCAGATGCCATTTATATTCTCCAATTGTGCAAATAGGTGAGAGCCGAAACTCCCACCCCTTGCATTAATACTATTACAACTAAGCTACAGAAATATCTGTACCTGCTGAAACATCTACAACGCCTGCTGCACTGTTGCTTAACACAACGTGTACACTAGCACTGACAGTAGAATCAGTTTTGTAATAAAAAATGAAATCACCAACTTTTAATAAAGATGATGCATCATTAAAATAACCAGATCCTGCAACTGTTGCTTTAGAATCTGTTCCTGAGTACGTCCACATTTGTGGAGAAGTACCCGCTTTAGCTTGTGCGCCTGCTGGCGAAAGCTTGTCTATGTTATAAGCCATGTAACTTTCTCCTTAAATTAAGATTCTAATGCTTCTACTTCAACAATACCTTCGCTATCAATAGCGACAGAGCATGCTGAAAGCATTGCATTAACTAAAAACGATGTCTTTTCAGCAACGTAATTAATTTCGGTTTTAGGGCCAATGCCTTCTCCATAACCAATAGCATCTTTATGGAACGCAAGACACTTACGATGGCTAGAAGCATTGATAGAAAGGCCACCTTCAGCACGATCACCAACTGTATGGAATTTGAACCCAAGAAATGTATCAAGCTCACCAGATACTAAAGCACGAACTGTATTAAAGTCGGCAGAAGTAACTGCTGTTTCTGATAGAAGATTAGCCAGGTTATTAGCATGGATAATCATGTGTCTATCTTCAGGTGGTACATTGTTTGTGTCTAATGTTTTTTTAGCGCTACGAAGTTTTGCAACTGTAAGGTTTGCAGATCCATGTCCTACTGTAGATCCTTTACCTGCTAAAAGAGCATCAAGAATAAGTTGATCTTGTCTACGACCAATAGCGTTCGCTACTACTTGAACTAGCTCTGATCTTTCTTCAAAATTAACTTTTTGTTGCATAAAAATATCTGAATACTCAGCAGCGTTCCAATCTTGCATTGTTGCTGTAACTTGCGAAAAGTCAGTATTTAATGGTACAACGTCTGTTTGTGGTACACGAAGTGTAGCCACGCCTTTCCCAACTTTCGGGAATTTTACTAAATTGCCTTCAACGCCTCGTCTTTGTCTTGTTGCACCTACTAGAGCAGCTTTGCCCTGGTAAGCCTGTTTAACTTCGGCATCAAAGAGCGTCACATATGCTGGGGATAATCCGATAGACATATATATTCTCCTTAGAAATTAATAAATAAAAAAATTAATCGCTTTGGTATGCCAGAAAACTGGGCCTGTGCTTGCTAATTACGATAGCCATACGACAAGGTTACTTGCGTTTGAGGGTTGTATTACGATTGAATACAATAAGCCTTAACTGTAAAGTAGCATACAATCAAGGCTATTGCAATAGATTTTACTTAAAGTTTTGCGAAAATGCTTTTTCTACTTTAGCTCTATATACAGGATCGCTTTGATATTTCTCATCTCCGACCATAGCATACAATTCTTCTTTCGATGGCGCACCATCTACTGGGGCAGTTTCTACAGGAATACGTCCTTCATAAGAACCTCTAACCTTTTCTAAAGCCGCTAGTCCTTTTGCTGTACCACCCATAACTTTGAACTCTTCAAAATCATCATTACCCCAAACACCTTTCTGAACTAATCCAGATGCCCACTTAACCATGCCATTAATTCTAGCATCAGCGTTAGGGCCAAGTTGTTTTCTTTCTTGTTCTAAATTAACTTGATATTCTTCTGCTGAATTTTGATTCATACCTACGACTTCAGTAACTAATGAATCTAATGCAGCTTGACTAATTTGATTTTCTTTTGCCCATCCAACAACATGCTGTCTGACAGGATCATCTTCAGGCGTTCCGCCAAAAGAACCTAAATCATACTTGCCATCCTTTGGTGCTTTGTGTGTTCCTTGGGATATTTGCTTTCTTAAATCCATCCAAGATTTAGCTATACCTTCTAAATCAGGTTCTGCTCCATCTTCTTTCCAAAAGTTTTCAGGCCACCATTCTGGTCTTTCTAATGGCTCATCATCTTTAGTTTCAAATTCTTCTTTTGCTTTTACTTCCGCTGGATCACGATGATCTATTTCTGCTTCTTTTGGTTTATCGCTGACTTCCTCTTCTGGTGTTGCATCGTCGAGTAGGCCAGTTGTTTCTTCAGTTGCTTCTGTAGTTACTTCTTCCGAAGTTTCCTCAGTCGTACTAGGCTCGATTGCTTCTTCCATTATAATTTCCTTGCTCTAATTATCCTTGCTTCTATATCTCTAATTATTGAATTTTGCCCTTCTCGATAAAATGCGTAACTAGAGTCGCTACCTGGCAAGGCTACAGGTTGCTCTAAGATAGTCTTGCGTAACCAAGCTATCATTTCTATTCCATCTTCATCACCAAATACTCTTAAACATAATCGATCTGTATCATCTCTTTGTTGCTTAACATCTCTAGCATCAAGAGGTAATGCTTGTTCTAAGTCTTCCCATCCAGCCATTATTTATCCTTGTTGTTGTGTTGCTGCTTCTACCACTTGTGCAGTTGCTTCAGGATTTTCTGCTGCCATTTGCATCATTTGTTGTTGTTGAGCTTGTTGTTGCATTTGTTGTTTCATCATCATACGCTCTTGGGGTGTAGGTCTAAGTTTTTGCGGTACACCTAGCTTCTCAGCAATGTAATCCATCATTTCATCTACCTTAATATTTACTGCGCCTTCAGGCCCAGCACCTTGTGCAATCTGTGCATACTGTAATACTTGTTGCACTTCTTCCATATTTTGTGCCATTGCTAATGGAGCAACGGGTGATACTTTTATTTCTAATCCATTTACTTTTAATGGTAAAGTAATTAATCCTTTTTCATCCATAACTTGTAACATACGTTTTACTACTGGAATCATTGTTTCGTTAATTAAACGACCAAATGCAGAACCTAAGTTCTGTGATAATTCTTTCATACGCTCTACGACTTCTGTTGCTGATCGTGCTGACATATTGTCGGGTGGTAAAGATTCATCTAATAATGTACGTTTAATATTAGTTCTTAAATCATCCATTACAATTTGTGACACGTTAAAATCACCAGCTCTAGGTAATGGTTTTAAAGACTCACCTTGTGGGCCACCATTTCTAGCAACAGGAATAATAGCACCAGGCATAATCCTAACTGTATTTGGATTCAATACACCATCATCAGCCGCAGTATATACGCCACTAATAGATAATGAGGCATTCTTTAATACTAGCTCTAATGTTTTATTAAGTGTTTTAATATCAGGCATTGCAGTAATAAGTGGCCCTCGTCCGTAAGTCTCTCCAGCAATCTTTGCATAACGAGAAACTATCCAAGGCGTATTGTCCATTCTTCTGTACACTAATTCTGTTTTACTTCTTTTTTCAATTACATGGTAACAATAATCACCACGCTCAGGATCAAATATAGTGGCTTCAATTAATTCAATTTCTTCTGTTGGCTTTTGATCAATTAAATTTTTCATCTCTGCTGTAAGTTCTGCATCAGGCCATTGTCTTTGTATAGACTCTACTTTTAATCTCATACGTCTATATACGTTGTCTACCTGACCATTAGCACCTTCGTCAAATGCAACTAAAAACTGTGGAACAGAAATAAAGTTAATAGGATGTGTGTCATCTCCTGGTTGCACTAACATAACTGCTGTACCTACGCATAAGTCTAGTAAAAATTCTCCAATAGCAATGTCAAAGTTAGATTGTTTTAATGTATCAAATAACTTATCGCCATAGGCATCCAGTGCAGCTTGTGCATCAGCTTTTCTATCTTGTGGTATATCTGAACCTGGCTCTAGTCGACACCACTTTCTTTGTGGAGGAAATATACCTGATTGCATTCTATTAGCAAATCGTTGTGTAGAGTTTATTGCAGTTGAATCAAACACACGATTCATTTTCTTTTGACCTTGTACGCCACCATCATAATACCCGTCATATAGGTTTCTTTGTGGTAATGCAAACTCGTAAGCTTCATCATAAAGACTTCTAAAATCTTCTTTTTTAGTTAGTGCTTTATCATGCCTAGCTAATACTTGCTTTGCATCTAATCTCATCATTGCCATAGTTATGCCTTTTTATTTTTAGCTGCAAAATTACGAGCGGCTTCTTTACTGCCAAAACCCCACTTCTTTAATGCAAGTTTTAATCTTGTTGGTTTTCCGTTCTTATCTTTTAGTGGCCCATCCATACCGCCAAAACGAGCAGCAAAAGACACGCGCCTGCCATCAGTCCCAGCCCCTTGGGGGCGTTTAAGATTTGAACCTTCAGTTCTTTTAAAATGTTCACGACCTGCTTCATTTAATCCTCCCTTTGGATTTTGGTATTTCTTAGCTACCACTATGCACCTACTTTCTTAACAGCTTTATTGTGTGCTTGTTTTAGTGTTTTTCCATTTTTCATATCTTTCTTCATCATAGCTATATGTTTAGCACTATGATGTTTTGCATGTTTTTTTAATGTTGCTTTTGCTTTTTTAGTAATATCATTCATTATGCTGTTTTCTTTTTTTTCTTAGGAAACCCAGCTACCATATTTTTATATGATTTGTCTGATATAGTAGATTTAGATTTAGGACGACTAATTCCTTTTTTCTTTCTTGCATTCATATTTGCGTATAAACCTTTAGGCATTATTTTTTCTCCTTGTTTTTCTTGGCTTTTCTAGCTTGATTAAAAAATTTATCATAAAGTTTTTTTTCAGAAGCAGTTGTGCCACTTGCTCTATCTAACATTCTAGTTAATGATCCAGATAATCCTCTTAATCCAGCTTCCGTTGCTCTTGCTTTTGTTTTCGCCACAGGTGATCTTAATGTTTTATTTTCTTTTTCATCAGTAATAGCTTCTTTATTAATTTTATCTGTCATTTTTAATGCTTTTTCTTTTTGCTTTAAAGACATTTGCACCCATTCTTCTATGCTTATTTTGCCATTGTTATTCTTGTCGCCTGGTATTTTTTTTCCCATTGTTTATCCTAATTTTGTTTTTCCAATACCAAGACCTAAGCTGCCAAGTGCTGGTAACCCTGTTGCTAATCCTTCATCTTTCCTTGTTGATCTTCCCATCAAACCACTACTACCTCTTGCCGTACGCTTACCTTCTTTGTCTTGTGCAGTAGCTCTTTTTGAAAGTCTTGTTCTTTCTTTTGCTTGAGATTCAATTGCTTTTAATTCACCAATACCTAACTCTCTTTGTTCTTGATATTCAACTTGTCTAGTTTGTATAGGGCTAAATATACTTGTCCTATAAGCACGAGGGCCACCACCAAACACAGCACCCGCATTTGCACCCGTACCATCTGCATAAAATGTCTTATTAGAACCCATTACACCTCCTGTTTGAGCAAGGTATTGTGTTTTGGTTTTAGTTTCTGTAATGCCTTCTTTGATTTGTCGATCAAGTTGTTTGTTCCACCAATCTTCTGACTTAAACTGATTTCCAGCAAGCTTTCGTAGCTCTTCTTGTAATTCTTTTTGTGGAGCAATTAACCCTTTAGATAGTGCCATTCCAAAATCTAATGCCATCGCTCTAACCTAAAGTCTTTTTATATTCTTCATCATCTATTCCTGTTTCTGGCGTTAATCTATCTGCCATCAACATACGATTACCTCCACGAGTTAATGCTCGTTTTTTAGCAGACATCGTTTCTCCTCTTTCTCTTCTTTCTTCTTCTGCCGCTTTCGTTGCTTTTGCAGTTTGTTCCCTAGACATTCTTAAAGACTCTTCTGCTGCTGATGTATCTGGCTTTGGTGCGCCACCCATAAGACTTCCCATTACTTTCTCCTCATAATAAATGTATCATCTTTGTCAGCACTATATTGTTTCATCAAACCTTCTGATTCAAACTTTAAATATTTTGCCCAAGACAAAGCTCGCTTATCGTTAGAGTTTACTGTTATTTGTAGGCGATGTAAACTAAATGATATCTCACAGGTATCAAAAAATGATATAGCACTTTTAGTCATAGCTATTGGATATCGTCTAGCTTTCTCTGAAAATATAGACCACGCTTCAGCAACACCATGCCACATGACAAAGCACCCAAACACAGCAACAGGAGTATCGCCAACGAATGCAGTAATGCTAGGGCCACATTGAGACTGTATGTCCAAATGATGGATTCTATCTTTAAGCGTAATTGATTTAGGCGATTCATATTTTATGTCCCACTCAAAATTTTTAGTATGATCAATATGAAATGGTAAAAAGTAAGCACCTTTTACTTCTGGCATCTTTTTTAATATTTCTACTGTCTTACTTAAATACGTCAAAATCTGCTGTCGCAATAGTCTGCACTATCATGGTATTAGCCGCTAAACTATTCTTAGTCATTCGCTTATGCTCGCCCCCACCCAACATTAAATAACCAAAAGCATCACCAATGTGTGAGTGTTCGTTTTTATTCGGACTATCTTTAAACCTTTCATGCCCTGCACCGACAGCAATACGTTTAAAGTGATAGCCACCTGCTAATGACTTTCTTATCATTTTACATGATTTATCAACAATCAAACCAGGTTTACCATTAATTAATCTTTGCATCGGAGCAGCCGCTCCCTCTCGTCTAACTTTAAAGTTGTTAGATGCAGTAGGTTGCGCTCGCAATCCTAGCGTTCTTAAATAATCAAATGCCGTTACTTCATAGATTGCATCTCGCTGCATACCAGCAGGATCGCCCCATATTAATACTTGAGCTTTAGGATACTTAGCATTAAGTTCAGCTAACAACTGCGTACCAAATCTTTCTAGTCCCATATCTTCTGTTACTATCTCATGCAAGATAACCCATCGACCATTATTTAATCTTTGCCCAATCGCTGCGGCAGGNGTTAAACCAAAGTCAAGTCCAATATGAATGGGTAGTTGTTGGTCATACTCTACTTCACCACTCATCATCTGATCATTGTACTCAGGCCACACAGGTCTACCTTCTTGTACATAAGTATATTTACCTTCAGCATAACAACGTATCCAGTCTAAGTTTTTACCTCCTAGCATCTGCATATAATAACCACTAGGTAAGTTACTTACATTTTCTGCTTTTCTATTAAGTGTCCACCATCTTCCGCCTGAGAAGATGTGATCGTTTGCATCTGGATTGTCTGGTAAATCTTCAGGCTGGACTTCGACCACACCGCCTGGTTGTTTAAAAAACTGCCAAGCAAACTTTCCTGACAACTTATCTTTTTCTGACAGTCTGTACCACCAGTGGTCGTCATCCATTGGGTTAGTGTCCATCCAGACTCCATGCCATGTAGGGCCACCATCACGCTTAGTAGGATAGCGACCCACCCGATGAGTAAGCCCGTCAATAACTGCTTTAGGAAGTTCTCTAGCTTCATTAACCCATGCCCCCGTTAGTTCAAGTGATAAAAGTTTTCTGACATCCTTTGGTTGATCGAGTGCTAGAAATATAACTTCACAGTCTATTCCACATGCATCGCCACGTTTAGGTAATCTAATGTGATGTGTAATTGGTGGTGTATATAACATTGGCCCAAAAGTATTTTCAGGAAATAACTCTTGCCATGTTTTAATTGTTGTTGTTTTTAATTCAGGATATGAGTTACGCACAATCACAAACCTTGTGTAACGAACATTGTCATGGGGTGATGGTTTTTGCCTAACAGCACGCATCATAATTTCAGCAGCACAAGCGTAAGACTTACCACTACCTACTGGCCCCATTAAACCTCTAACAAAGGCATTGCTTTGTAAAAAGTCATAAGTTGTTCTAGCACTACTAAAGTCTAGGTCAATACCTGGGCCTGATAATGTTTTGTTACTACGAACTTTTTTATTGCTCATCGTCTATATCTTTGAACCTCATTGTTAGCATACGTTTAAGTTCTTTATTTTCTGTATATAAAGTATCAATAACTTCCATAACCCTTGAGTTATTTTGGTTAGCCATCTCAAACTCCTTACGCAGTTGATCAATCTGTAGCTTGATGTCCATGCTCTTTTCTCCATTGCTTCCAAAGTTGTAAAGTGTGTATTGCCTTATCTATATCTTCATCACCATTACCTTTTAGGTCTACCCTTGCGACATACTTAATAATTGTATGTTGCATAGGATTGAGTTGATTAGCCATTGAGAACTGCATTGGCTGGATTTTCATTTGCGTGTAGTGATTACCACCCACTTGGGTGTCTTTAGGATTCATCTTCATTTCCCCAATAAACAATAACCATTGTTCCGCATTTATGACATGATAGATTAGAGCTAATGCCTTCATTGCCATCATCATCTNCGACATCATGATCGCCACCCCATATCATTTCAGTTNCACATTTAGGACAAATCATCATCTTCATCTCTCCAAGATACATTAATTGTTATATCGCATTTATCACAGACATAAGACCACTCAGAAAATTTTGTAGGACTAAATCTATAAACACGATCTACTCTTGTTTCTTTATTGCATTTAGGACAGTTAATCTTCATTGTCTAATACCTCTGGTGCTTTAATATTAATACCAATCACACTTGGTTTATCGGATTCTTCTGGATTATCTAATAAGCCACTTGCTTTTGCAAGTAATCGTAATACTTGTACTTTGTCCCAAAACTCTACAGCAACCATACCATCCTTATCTATCTTAATAGATTTTATTGCTTGCAATGCATGTTCAGGAATATCTTTACTTGCTTTAACTTGGACATTACCTCTATCATCCCATTCCATGACATCGGTTATTTTAGTGTTTGCCATACAAAGAAGGCTGTACGCAACAGCCTCTCTGTTTGCAGCAAGTGTCGTGCTTTTCTCCAGATTTCTCTGAAGTGAGCGAACACCGCCATACCCAGATAAACTAGGTATAGGTTTGTTTTTGTTTTTAGCCTCCGCCATTAAAAGGGTAAGTCGTCTTCTATTTCTGAGAAACTTTCAGGCGCACTAGCTGGGGCTTTATTTTGTACTGGTGTGGGGCTACCTGCGTTCTGAACAGGATTACCAATCTTAACCCCCATCCAAGTTTTGCCACCCTTTTCGTTATTCCATAAATCGATGTAGTGTTCACTTCCATCAGGTAATAATATTTTCCCTCTATGATCTGCATGCCAATCTTCTGTCTTGCGGTCGTTCGGCCAAACTGATCCTTGTCCTGGTTTAACTTCATAATCCTGAGCCATGTTCTTCTCCTATATAATCATATAAATGTACGATAGCTTTACCGCCATCGATGTGTTCCCCTCTAGCAATCTCGATATATTCAATCTGACTATCATCATCATACATGCCAGCTTTCATTAATGCATCTAAAATAGCTTTCAGGGTGTTATCTAAATCAAACTTTCGTTTAGATCTAGGATGAATCATTACGCTTATAGCAACTTGCTTGTCGCCAAATGTTCGCGGTTTTTTATTTTTGACAATAAACGATACCTCTTCGGTAAACATTACCCCAGCTGGACTAATATATCTTCTATGTCCATTCGCTTTCCAATAACTATTAACACTGGGTGGGTAAGGTAACTCTAGTCGTACAGTCTTATTCATAACTTGTTTAATCTGCTATTAATGTCTTTGCCAAGATAGGACTTGATTGCTTCATTAATAATCCCAGCTTTAGTCTTTTCTTGTTCTATTGCTGCTTTAGCTAGCAGATCAACACTGGTTGGTGTTAGTCTAACTAGAAATGGTTTCAAATCACTCACGCTAATCTCCTTTATATTTATTAATAATCTTTTTACTCTTGGGTTGCTTCTTCTTCTGCTTTAACTCTTTTGCTTGCTTATCGTACTTCAACGCTTGTGCTAGGGAGTGGACAGAGACTTCCCGACCACCATTAAAAAACCCCTTAGTCATTTTCCAATACCCATCTGCTCTCGTCCACTTATACTCTAAGTTGTTACCATTGTTAAACTCATCGCATATCATATGGTAGAACTGTTTAAGTTTCAGTACAATTCCTTTTTACTTTACAGACATCATGCGAATCATAATATCTAACACTTCCATTCTTCATGTCTCTATTAATAATCTGTGTATCTTTTGGTAGAGCAATATATTCTTTTGGCAAACATCTATATTCCATTTCAACTTCATATGGATCTGGATAATGTAAGTCAACATAGATAGCCGCCTCTTGGCACGAGCGAAAGTTTCCGACATACTCCCATTCAGAAAATGGCTCAGGCATTAAATTAATCACCATGACAAATGCAAATTCAATCATAACTACTCCTCAAAGTTGTTAATCTTATTTACTTTGACTATATGCTTGATATCTTCGTTATCTAACATATAACCTTTAACATCATCCCACTTGATCGAGTCATCAAAGATAATCCTTCTCAAGTTCCCTCGAATGCCTGGATAGGCAGATTTCTTTCTACTCTCTACATACCCTAGCTCTTCTAACTTCTTTAGTTGGTTAAAGACATTCTGATAGCTTGTTTGTAACTTACTCGCCATTGTCCTCAAGCCAACAATACTAAATCCTTGTTTGTTACAGTAGGCTGCTAATATACCCAGTGTTCTTATATTGGCGGCAGATACTTTCTTATCTATAATTGCTTTGAACGGCAACACAACAAAGTGTCTATGATCCTTATTCCTTAACTTCTTTATCTCTATAGATTCAGGTATCTTATATTCCATACAATAAGTATATCTCATAGATATTCGTGGTCAAGTAAATAAACCAATTGACTTATCTGCTCAATACTGTAAATTAATAAATACGGGGCCATTACCCAGCCCTCCCATCGGTAGATAGTGACCAAGGGAATAAACGAGTTTAGCCGCAGAGATTACCTCGCCAGACAAAACATTAGTCATAAGGAGTACAGGAATCGTGGAAGCGGAGGTTAATAACCTTTACTAGATAAACGAGAGCTATCCCTCCTTTTTAAGGGAGTGACCCCATATCGAAAATACTCTTTTTCTATACGGGTT